ATAAGCCGCGGTCCAGAGAAAGTCTTTGGGACCAGGCAGACGGTGCTACGAGGTTCTGCATTGCAGAACTCCGTGTCACCAGATGCCCAACTAGCCCAGCTGCTATGGCTATGGAAGCCATGGTCAGCAATGGGAAAGCGCTTCTCAAGTCTGTTTGACCAACTCGTCCACTCATATTTTGAGCGGAGGAGAAAGTCGGGACGTGAGATTGCCCCTGGTCCGTGTTTACATTTCCAGGTATCTGGGTCATAGTGACCTAACTCCTTGGAAATCCAGGCCGCTGCTCGAGCGAAACCTGGAGGGACGTCAGTAGACGGCGGTGCGCATTGTGCGACCTCCGTTGTCTCCCAGAACCTAGAAGGTTTTGGTAGACCTGAGTTGCAATCGAGAAAGTCATTAACAACTTTCACTTTCGCAGCTTGTGGACACTCGATGTCGTATTTCTTACCCACCAACAGAAGTTGGCGAATAAAGAAAACAGCTTCGATATCCACATCGTCCCGTAAACACCCATCTGATGAGAATACGCGTAAGTACAGTCCACCTAAGAATTTAGGTGTTTTGCACCCACCTCCTCGCCCCCCTGATAGGGGAAGTGAGGGATGGAAGTACGCGCCGTTAGCTAGGCACCGATCAAAGTGCTTTGCTAATTTTGGTAAGTCAACAAGAATTGTTGACAAACCTCGGCATCTCATCGAATGCGTGAAGCGCTCTTTGTCTTTCGACAATTCGCGCCTCAGTGTCGGGAAAGCATCGATAGCATCAGCTATCAATGCTTCCCAAATCAGGCTCAGGCCCTCGTAGCTTTTCAACATTGGCATTTTCCTTGTAGGAGAGTGCGGATGTTCTACGACGTAGGGAAACACAGAGATCATCTTTAACCAACTAGGTTAAAGATCACCGCAACGACCATTATCGACGACTGGCTAGTTTTGCCAGCCGGCGATATCGTTGAGAAATGAGTTTGAACTCGCAATAGCGAGGTCAGCCACCGCGTCTGCTAGAGATACATCCGTATCTCCAGCTAGACGTTCGTCTACAAAGTAGAATTTCTCATAGAACTCAGGAACGGAAACAGTGGCGAGTGTTGTTTTCACAAACTCGACATTGTGCCGATCATAAGATGGAACACTTCCCGTAGCTTTAGTCCGCGAATGGCGGATAAAGGCACGGTAAATGTGTGTTGCAGTTCGCAGGTAGTACTCACTCGAGTATCCATCCTGGTTGATCTTGACCAATGTACGGGAGGACCCGTCATTGATCACAAGTGTGTTTCCTAACATGGGAAAATCCTGATCTAAAAACTTTAGTCGGACTTTCTTCCGAGAGAACGCAACAACCTACGGATTGTAGGTGAGGCCTTCACTACAGAAAGTGCGCCGACTATTGACACTTGCCTACCCGTGAGGATAGGCCACCGCAACATAGGAACAGGTATTAAGGTAGTGACTATTCGTCGCTCCTTAACGGTTCGAGTACGCGTCATAGGTTTAATTTCTATGTTCGCGTATCGGGCAGCCATGGGAAGGTACGTTGCTTTCCTCTTTATTTGAGAGGTCTGCATAATACACATCCCACTGTGCAGGAGGTCGAGAGAGTTTAAGTTTGCTGAGATAATAGTCCCAGCATCCGTAAACCAATCGACTAACCATGACCAGGGAAGCAGCTCATAAGCTGCTTCTACAGCACCCATAGCAGTCAGTCCTAGGACTTCGGATTTCGCCCGCGCAAGAAGCGCTGGCGGATCCATTTTCCGATAGATTGACCACTTTGGTGCGTACCATTGGCAAGTACCCCACACTTTATAGGTGTAGACGTCTTCCCAATAGCCTTGCATGA